CATGGCAAACGATACGCGGCGGGTGCTGTACTTCTATGAGGCGTTTTGTGCTGGAGCTGAGGGCGGCGCTGAGGCGCGGGAGGGACGCTATAGGCGGGCATGGCATGACGGCTATAAATGGGCGCTGGCGGACATAAAGGCGGCGTTTGATGCGGCGGCGGAGGCTAAGGCTGCTGGACGTGACGCGGCGGAGATCGTGGCTCAGCTCAGAGACAATCCAGCGCCTATAACTCTCCCGGATTGGGTTTGACCTGGCATTGATGCGGGCGGCGGCTGCGTGGGCGGTCGTCGCCTTTATTTATCGCCTCTCTGACGCGATTCTGACGGGCGGGGCCGGGTATTTGTCCATTGAGTCCTCCAATATCGCCTCTACGGGGCGTGTATAGAGGGGAGGGGGCGGAGATCGAGGCCGGGGAGCTGGCGGGCGTCGTCGAGATCGTGACCGGGGGCGTCGTCGAGCTGGCGGAGATCGTGGGCGGAGCTGACGCCTCTGTCAAAACTGACGACCGTTAAAAACGGTATTGCAACACTATAAAAAAGTGACCTATAACGGCGCGGGTTTAGTACTATGCGCGTATAGGTCACTTTTGATACTGGCGTCATTGGTTGGCTTTGGCTGCTATGCGCTTTAACCGGGATTCGGTGAGGGCGGCTAAGTCGTCTATGAGGTCGGTCAGGTCCGAGTAAGTGAGTGAGACCTGTCTGTCTCCAATGCGGGCTATATAGTCGTCTTCGACGACGCCGTTAGCGTGTAAGTGACCTGAGGCGTATAGATCGAGGTCGATATGGCGGAGCTTTGCGAGATGGCGGACGGCAAAGACGTTGTTATCGTGCTCTTCATTGATTCGAGATACAAAGTCGTCAAATTGGTCAGACTCAGACATATAGTCGTCGTAACCTAATAACCATTCGAGCCTATAGCGCGGGTATGCTCTGATGATGGCGGCTGCGGTTTCTTCGGTTAGTGCTGTCTTCATGTTCACGATTCTACTAATCGCCTGTTGGGTCAGGGGGACGCGGGCGGCAAAGTCGGATTGACTCATATCCTCCCGGTCTATGATGGTCTTAACCCTGTTGGCTCTGATAGGGTTAATATCTGTCTTCGGTCTACTCATATTAAACGCCTCCATGCTGTTAGATTAACAACTAAAAAGTTAAGTAGTTGTTTGACGTATTGCCTCTATAATTGTATACTGAATACGACCAAAAGTCAAGTACTTAAACCGCTATTTGCTATGGAAGTCCGGCGGAGAGACTGGCGACGGTCAACAATCGACCCTTGAAAACTACATACACAGCGACGGAGGATTTATAACAATGGCTACTATGAAGACTTTTACATGTTGTATTTGCGGTAAGACATTCGAGGACTATTCGGGCTGTAATCCGTGGCCGATAGTGGAGAATAATCCGGACGCCGAAGATTGGAAGGTGTGTTGTCACGAATGTGATAGGACGGTTGTATTACCGGCGAGGTTCAAACGGGTATGTAAGTAAAGACTGACAGACCGGGAGATCGAGCTGCAAGGGTCGGCGGTCTCCCGGCTAATCCAATATAAGAGAGGTGAGATCGTGAGAGGCGATAATTTGGACATTCGGGTCATTGTAGCGGCTGGCGGCGTCAGTTATAAGCAAATCGCCGCTCAGATGGGCGTCACGCCTGAATATCTGAGTCGGGTCATGGGTAAACCCTTAAAGCCTGAGATGCGGCGGAGGATAGCGGCGGCGGTTGATGCGTTGACGGGTCAGGGGGTCGGCGGAGATGGCAAAGAATGACAAGCCTGTCATGCCGAACGACTACAGACCAAAGACGCCTATGGAGTTCATGGCTATTTACTTCGAGCATGAGGACGGCGTTAAGCTGCTGGCGGACGCGGAGGCCGGGAAGGTCTTCAAGGCGCTATTCAGATACGCCAAAGATTTTGCAGATAGCTATGACGATAGTCTTTTGATAGATACGGACGGCATGGAGCCTATGAGCGCGTATATCGCCGGGGTAATCGCTGGCGGCGTTCGACGGGCAGCACAACGGGGGAGAACGACGTCGTTTTTACGCTCAGGCGCTAACGGCGGGGGTCATCCTCCAAAGGCTGACGGTAACTTATGATAACATCGAGAACATAAGTTATCATAAGTTCTGTAAGTCAACAATACGATTCGATTCTCATTCGATTCCTATTCTCATTCTGATACTGATTCTTTATAAAGGGAGCATCATTCAAGGGAGCATTGCCGGGGGCAATGGCTCCATGCACTATGGAGGGCGATATGGATTTTAACATTGTTCGTAAACAGATACAGACAGCATACTATAACGGCTATTATTTGCCGTGGTCATGCGCTGACTTTATACGGGTCTTCGAGCGGTTCTATGGCTTGTATTGCACAAGGCGGGCGCGGTGGCATCCAGCATTGAAGACGACGACTATAGCGCGGGTGATGGAGCTGTTGGTGGAAGACGTGAACGGCGTCAGGTATTCGCCTCAGGACTACTTAGACTCTGACCTGTTCGAGTGCTATTTTACGACGCGGTTCAATGAGGGATGCGACTATAGCATAGTCCACTTCACGAGCGGCGACGTCAGGCATTTTAAGAGCTTTGAGGCGGTGATTTGATGCTGACGGTACACAGTCGGGAGTATGAGGCTTATATCAAGTCTCCAGCATGGGAGGCTGTACGTCGGCAGCGGCTACAGATCGACGGCGGCAAGTGTGTAATGTGCGGGCGTCCCGTGGGCGCTGGCGTCGAATGGAATACACACCATTTGCATTATCGGAATTTGGGGCATGAAGACGTTATAAAGGACGTCTGTACTCTATGCCGGGACTGTCACGAAAAAATACATAACTACTATGACAGGATTGGAGGTATACAGTCATCAAGGCATACTCAGAGACTTTGATCGGCGCGTTTATGACCTGTTATAAGGTCGTGGACATAGCGCGGGCGGCTGGCCTATCGCCTGAGACGATACGCAAATACAAAAGAGATCCCGCGTTTAACGCCGTATTGAATGAACGGCGGGCGGCGATTGTGGGCGCGGCGGTCGATAGGATGAATGAGTCAATCCTGCGTGACGTGGACGTGCTGCAAGAGATCATCAATAACCCTGAGGTTAATCCAGCGGTCAGGGTGACGGCGATTAACACCAAATGGAGTCACCTAAGAGAGTGGCGGGCGCTGCTGGACTTCGACGACCGTCTCAGGGCGTTGGAATTGGCGAATTTGGGCGATTCTGAGCGATTTAAGCCGGGGGGCGGTACATAATGCGGGCGTCTGACTGGCGGCGTTTGGAGGCCGTGGAGGCCGTCTCAAACCGTGGGCGACGACTGGCGGCGGAGCTGGCGGCGCTGGACATCAAGCCTCATATAGCGGAGGTCTATCACGGTCTCCATGCTGACATCGAGGCGGGCCGTCATGAGTTCGTCAATTTGCCAGGTGGCCGAGGTTCGGGCAAAAGTTCCTTCTGCGCGTTGGAGATCGTGCTGCAAATCATGAAGGATAAGACCGGGCTGAGTAATGCGCTGATTGTGCGTAAATACGCCGTGACCCTGAGGGGGTCGGTCTTTAGTCAAATCGGATGGGCTATTGATACGTTGGGCGTCTCCCGGCTATGGCGGCATAGTCTGACGCCTATGCAATACGTCTATGAGACGGGTCAGGTAATCACGTTTACCGGGCTGGACGACCCTCAGAAGCTAAAGAGCCTCAAACCGTCCAAGGGCTATTACAAGTTCCTTTGGATGGAGGAATTTAGCGAGATCGGCGGAGAGGTCGAGCTGCGTAACCTTCAACAATCGGTATTGCGCGGGGGCGACGTCTTCACGGTGTTTAGATCGTACAATCCTCAAATATCGGCGGCGCATTGGGCTAATCAGTATATCCAGCGTCCCGACGATAGGGCTATAACGCTGCTGACGACCTATAAGGACGTCCCGGCTGAGTGGTTGGGTCAATCCTTCATAGCTGAGGCGGAGCGCCTGAGAGAGATCAATCCAAGGGCGTATGAGCATGAGTATATGGGTCAGGCGGTCGGTAACGGCTCTGAGGTCTTCGAGAATTTGGAGATTCGGGAGATAACCGACGATGAATATAACGGGCTGGCCTATGTGAGCTGCGGCATCGATTGGGGTTTTGCTCGTGACCCTTGCGTGTTCCTGCGACTTGCCTATGATCGGCGGACGGACACGATAACCCTTATGGATGAGATTTACAGGCGTGGTCTCAGTAATGCGGCGCTGGCGGCGGAGATACGGGAGCGGGGGTTAGATCATTGGGGCGGCTGCGGGGGCTATATATCTCCATTCTTTGGAGATCGTGGCGGAGGCGGTGAGTCGCGGCTGCTGATTGTGGCGGATAGCGCGGAGCCAAAGAGCATTAACGACATGAATAGCATGGGCGTCAAGGTCAGACCTTGCTTTAAGTCGCCGGGGTGTGTTGAGTATAGGGTCAAGTGGCTGCAACATAGGAAGATCGTCATAGACATTAAGAGAACGCCGAACGCGGCGCGGGAGTTCCAAAACTACACGTATGAGGTAGACAGGAAGACGGGCGAGGTATTGAGTCGCCTCCCGGATAAAGACAATCACACTATAGACGCCTGCGCCTATGCTTTGAATAATCTGATTTACAAAAAAGGCTATACAGCCTAAAGATAAAGGGGTGAGATCATGTATATTCGGGTTTGGTGTCAGAGATGCGGCGGGACGTTCGAGATATACGGGCGTGACGACGTGCGGAGCCATAGGGCGCGAACGTGTCCACATTGTCAGGAACGGGCGACGGGTGAGACGTGGGCTAAGGTCGCTGAGGCGTTCGACGCCTATAAAGAGGCGGCTATGGCGCTGTATGCTGACAGGACGGCTAAAACGCGGTTTACGGTGGACTTCATCGACGATTCAGTCTATGAGAATTGCCGGGGGAGGTCGAGATCGTGAAGACAGCGTTTTTAGAGGGATTGGGTCTGACGCCTGAACAGGTCGAGGGCGTCATGGCTGAACATACCAAAGAGGCGCGTTATAGGCGGCTGCTGTTGGATATGGGCGTCAATCCAAAGTATACCGAGGATATAATGGGCGTCACTGACTTTAGCGTCATGGAGCTGACGGACGACGGGCGGACTTTTAAGGACGTTGGGCGGCTGGCGGATAAGATCAAAGAGGATTGGGGCGTATTCATGTTTGGAGCGCCAAAGCAAGAAGCAAAGAAGACAGAGCAGAATAGACCGACTCAGACGTGGGAGACGCGGGCGCAAGAGCTGGCGCGTAAGTACCATGAACGACGTTATTAACGGAGGGTTTAATCGTGTACAAGGATAGGACTAAGGCATATTTTGAGGCGTATAAGTCTCATAGGGCGGCGCTGGCGGCGATTTGTGACAGCTATGATAAGGCTATGGCGGCGTTGGAGAAGTACAAGGGGAGCGCGGGTTATACCAAAGACAAAAAGGCTTTGGAGAAGACGCGGGACGACGCTATTAAGGCTCTGACGGATGAGTATAGCGTCAAGTTTACGGAGATCATCAACGGCATGATTCGGTCGGTGGATATGGTACAGCTCAAAGCGCCTACGCCTGATATGCTGGCGATTCTCCAAACCCTCAAAATGAGGGATAAGGTCGAGGCCGGGGAGCTGAATCAGGCGGCGCGGGCGCTGCGTGATAATCCTTTGGCGCTGGCTGCGTTGGATGAAATCGCGGACAAATACCGGGCGGCGGGCGTTCCTGGCATTGATGCGGGCTATAGGCGGGCATACGGCGGAGAGACGACGACGACCGTCTCAGCGAGCATTAAGAGGCTCAAAGAGAGCGCGTCTCGTATGCTGGCGCTGAGGCGTCCTAACAGTCGTATAGCAATGACGACGGCGGCTATGAGGGAGCTAAGGGACGACGGGACGACGGCTAAGTCTATGAGGGCGTTTTTGGCAGATCGTGACTTTGACAATGAGAACGAGGCCGTCAACTACTTCGGCGGCGTCCATGATATTGAGAGCTTTAAGAGCTTTGTCAATAACGACTAATATAACGGAGGGTGAGACTATGGAGAAGGTATATGATTTGAAGCTGACGCCTCAGGAGTTGGAGGCGGTGTATGAGCTGGCGTCCAAGGCGCTGGACAAGGCTAAGGCCGGGACTGAGGCGGAGATCGTCATGGGCGCGGTCAAGGATAAGACGGGGCTGCTGCTGCACGTCGTCGAGGCGGTAGAGGCGGCGCGTAAGACGGCGGATAAGTGCAACAATCAGATGCACAATGCCAAGATAGCGCGTCAGGCGGCGTGGAACGCCTATCATAACGCCGTCAAGGGTGTACACATTGACGCGGACGGGGTGGCGCGGGATGCTGACGGTATTCCCGTCCTCCCGTTTGAATGAGATCGGAGGTAAACATGGATAAGCTGTATGGGCTGGACTTGACGCGGGCGGAGTTGGAGACCGTGTTGGGGGCGTTGGAGTATGTGGCTGGCAAGCTGAGTCAAAACGGCGGGGATGAGGATAAGGCAACGAGTAGCGCGGAGACAAAGACGCGGCTGCTGCTGGTATATGCTGAGGCTGATGCTGCGAGAGACAAGGCGTATGATGCGTATAGAAAAGCGGCGCAATGCGTCGAGTTTGAGGAAGTGCATGAGGGGCCGTTACCGTGGGAGACCGACGAATAACACAGTACCAAAAATGACCTATCTGTAAACTGTACCAAAACTATTGACAATCCCGTCCCTGAGGGTTATAATCTTAGTATCAAATGTGATGAACGTCACATTATACACAGTTACGACCAAAGAAGGGACGGGAGATCATGGGTAAGATTTACGGCTATGCGAGGGTAAGCACAATGAAGCAGAGCATTGAGAGGCAAATCCGTAATATCAAGGCGCTATATCCTAACGCCGTGATCGTGACGGATGAATACACGGGGACTAAGTTAGACCGTCCCGGCTGGACTAAGGTCTATAAGGCTGCAAAGGCCGGGGACGTGATCGTCTTTGATTCGGTCTCCCGTATGAGCAGAGACGCGGCTGAGGGCTTCGAGGTCTATAAGGCATTGTTTGACCGGGGCGTGACGTTGGTCTTTATCAAAGAGCCTCAGATCAACACAGAGACCTATAAAGCGGCGATAGAGAAGCAGATCGACGCCGTGAAGACCGGGGACGAGGCGACGGACGAGCTGACGGAGGCAATCATGGCGGCGCTTAACCGTTATATGATGCGGCTGGCGGAGCGTCAGATCAAGCTGGCGTTTGAACAGGCGGAGAAGGAAGTGGAAGACCTTCACCAGCGGACGCGGGAGGGTATCGAGACGGCGCGTCTTAACGGTAAGCAGATCGGTAACGTGAAGGGCGTCAAGCTGACGACAAAGAAGTCAGTAGCGGCTAAGGCTAAAATCCGTGAGCTGTCTAAGGACTTCGGCGGGACGCTGGACGACGCGGACGTTATCAAGGTGACGGGCATCTCCCGTAACACCTATTACAAGTATAAGGCGGAGCTGAGGGCGGAGCGTGCGGGCGGTCGGATAATCAAGGTAGAGCCTAAGGTTACACCGGGTGAGACTAAGACGTTTATTGTAGAGCCTAAGGTTACACCGGGTGAGACTAAGACGTTCAAGATTAAAAGGGGTGAGTAAGTCAATGGAGCAGAGCGGATATAAGACCGTCCCGTATATCGTCCATGAGGGCGAGCTGTTCAGGATGGAGCGTATTAACAAGAGGCTGACGTGGGCGCTGCTGGCGGCGCTGGCGGTGGCTGCTGGCGCGTTGGTCGCGTTGATCGTGAGATAGGGGGTCAGAGCATGGAGGCGGTTATGGAGACGTTGGCGGAGCTGCTGGCCTATGCTGCGAGGCGTGGCTATGAGCTAATCGAGATGAAGACGCGGACGATGCAAGCGGCGGGCTGACGAATGGGCTGCAAAGCATTTTAGAGGCTATATCCCGACAAGGGAGCTATTAGCCTGAGGAGAGGTCGGGGCTGGCCTGAGGCTCTTAGAATGGCGTTATACGCCGTCTGAGAGCCTTTATTTTGTCATTGGTTAATAACTTGACATAGTGAACAGTAGACGGTATACTGTATACGGTAGACTGTTTACTGTAGACTGTAGACATGGACGGGAGGGCGATAGCGTGAAGGTCATAACACTAAGCAATCAAAAGGGCGGAGTAAGTAAGACGACGACGGCGGCAGCGCTGGCGTCAGGTCTGAGTCATAGGGGGTTTAGAGTGCTGGCGGTAGACTTAGACCCTCAGTGTAATCTCAGCGTTGGCGCGGGGGTGGACGTGCTGAACGTCAGCGGGACGCTCTATAGCGTCTTCAAGGGGGAGACGGACGTCGAGGCGGCTATCTATAAATCTGAGATCGGCTATAGCGTGTTACCGGGCGGGCTGGCGCTGGCGGGCGCTGACATGGAGTTTACTCATACCGGGCGGGAGTTCATGCTGTCAGAGGCGTTAGAGCGGGTCTCTGAGGCGTTTGACTATTGCGTGATAGATACGCCTCCGACGTTGGGTATACTGACGACAAACGCGCTGGCGGCGTCTCAGGCGGTTATAATCCCTCTGACGGCTGACGCCTACGCGCTGCAAGGTCTGACACAGCTTAACGGGTTGATTCAGAATGTACGCAAGTATTGTAACCGGGGGCTGACCGTGGCGGGGCTGCTGCTGACGCGGTATAGTGACCGTCAGAATGTGTCAAAGGCTATTCGGTCTCAGATCGAAGCTAAGGCGGCTGAGATCGGGACTCAGGTCTTTAAGACAACGGTCAGAGAGTCGGTCGCCGTCAGGGAGGCGGCGCTGCTGAGGGCTGACATATTCACAGAAGCGCCAAAGGCTAACGCGACGTTGGACTATACGGCGTTCATTGATGAAGTGATGGAGGTATTGTAATCATGGCAAGCAAAAAGAGCAGATTAGAGGCGGCAGCGGCGGAGGCTACAAAGATATTCTTTAGCGGGGCGGACGACGGGACGCCTGAGGGCGGCTCTGAGGCGGCTCAGGACGGCGCTAAGACCGTGGCGAGGGCTAAGACGACGCGGGCTAAGGCTAAGGCCGTGGAGACCGTCAAAGCGCCTCAGTCGGGCGCGGGGTCGGTCGTCTTCTCATTCAGGGCAAATCCCGACGACGTGACGCGGTGGAAGTCATACGCAAAGGCGCGTCATGGGGCGACGCTGGCGGAGATCGGCGCGGCGGCTATGGAGGAATACATTAAGCGTCATAAGCTGGCGGACGCTGAGGCGGCTATCTATGATTTGGAGATCAAAAAGGCGGATATGCTCAAAGAGCTGTAGACAGTATACAGTCTACAATCGCCTGAGGGCGTCTCAGATGATTTGTAGACAGTAGACGGTATACTGTAGACAGTAGACAATTATAGCGGGTTGACGTGGGCGGCGTTGACCTGCTATAATGGCGGTGATAGGTAAAAAAACTGTATTGATAATATAACGGACACAAGGGGAGTTGATTCCCGACTGAGACCGTCAGGTCTCAAGAGGGGCGTATGGTACTAACATAGCGATAGAGGCGAGGGGTACAAATGAACGAGATAACCGAATGGCTCAGGCGTCAGGATTGGGCGGAGGAAGTCACGCCAAAGGGATTTTATCGGGCTATATTCCCTGAGGGTGAGTTAGATCATGCTGGCGCGTTTACTAAGGGCGCGTATACTGGCGTTATTGTCGCCGTCTCCAAAGAGCGCAAGGCTGACGGGAGGGCAAAGGTCTATAGGTATTCGCTGACGGATGAGCTGGACGCCGTGGACGTGGCGGTCAAGTCTGACGACTTTTGCATCTGTTCGCCTATCAGTTACGCGGGCAAGGCGCGGACGGCTGCTAATGCGCGTAACCTATACGCTATTGCCGTTGACCTTGACAAGATTATCTTTAAGGACAGGACGCCTATAGGGTTAAAGGCTCTATGGGAGCGTCACGTCGAGGCCGTGAAGCGGATTCCCAAACCGACATACATAGTCAGTAGCGGTAGCGGTGTGCATCTTTACTATGTGCTGAGGGAGCCTATACCACTATTCGAGGATACGGCTAAAGAGCTGCAAGCCTTTAAGCGGCGTCTGACTGAGATCATTTGGGGGTATGGGATAGTCGATATTAAGAGCGTCAAGGATATTCAGTATGAGGGCATCTATCAGGGGTTCCGTATGCCGGGGACGGTGACTAAGGCCGGGGCGCGGGCGGTCGCCTTTAGAACGGGTTACAAGGTCGATATGGAGTATTTGAATGGCTTTGTATGGGAGAAGGATAAGAAGGTCAAGAGGTACACGGTAAAGAGCAATCTAACAAAGGCTCAGGCGGCGGAGCGTTATCCCGATTGGTATAAGCGGCGCGTGATCGACGGGGAGCCTAAGGGTCATTGGTGTATTAGTCGGCGGCTCTATGATTGGTGGCGCGGTCAGATCATGAGAGGGGCGACGGTCGGACATAGGTATTATTGCGTGATGATGTTGTCGGTATTCGCTCAAAAATGCAGTTACTTCGACGCCAAACATAACCCTAACCCTGTTACCTATGAGGAATTGGAGCGGGACGCCTACGGGCTGAGAGACTTCTTAGACGGGCTGACGGAGAAGGAAGATAATCACTTTGGGGACGACGACATACAAGACGCCTTAGAAGCGTTTGAGGATAGGTGGACGACATATCCGAGGGCAAGCGTGGAGTATAAGTCAGGTATAGCAATCCCGGCGAATAAGCGCAACGGTCGAGATCAACTAACCCATTTGATGATAGCGCGGGCGACACAAGAGATTGTAGACCCTGAGGGGGAGTGGCGGCAGCGAGGCGGGCGACGGTCGGCGGCTCAGATCGTGGAGACCTGGCGTCTCATTCATCCAGACGGGACTAAGGCCGAATGTATCAGGGAGACCGGGCTAAGTAAACCGACTGTCTATAAGCATTGGGGGACGTGGTAACGGATATAAAAAATAGTCCCGTGGCGGCTGCTGCGGGGCTTTGTCTTTGGCTGCTGGCGCTTGTATACTGTAGACAGTATACAGTATACAGTATACAGTATACAGTAGACGTCTAATCGGCGTCGTCGGTCGCGTCTTCGAGATCGGCGGCGGGGTGTCTCCATTCATCCTCTGAGACGCCTAAATCGGCGCGTAACAGGTCATTGACAAGCCCATTAACCGACGTCCCTTTATCGGCTGCGTGGGCTTGTATGACGTCTCTCTGACCCTTAGGGATGAATATATTGAGACGGTCATAGGCTTTACGGTTATATCGGTCTTTGACCGTGGGGGAAGTCTTCGACATGGGTTAATCGCCTCCATGATGATTATACCATAGCGGCGAATTATGCGCAAATCTTGACAGGATTAAGATTAAATATTGACATACTGACGTCACTATGCTAAGATTAGGAAGACGGGATAAAAAATCGTCCCGTCAACGTCGTGGGGACATCAACGGGACTTTGTACACAGTGGGGAGGCGGTAATGGATTGACTTTGAAGCTATGGAAGTCAAGGCACACAGATAGTATAGCATAGATCGACGGGCAAGTCATTACTGAGGTTAAGAGAATTAAAGGAGGCGTAACAAATGGATAAGCAAGAAATCAATGAGCGCGTGGAGGGCGTGACCCTTGAATGGCTGCTAAAGGCGGCGGCTGAGACGGAGGACAAGCTGCGCAAGTATCCGAAGTGGGAGAGCATGGCAAACGATACGCGGCGGGTGCTGTACTTCTATGAGGCGTTTTGTGCTGGAGCTGAGGGCGGCGCTGAGGCGCGGGAGGGACGCTATAGGCGGGCATGGCATGACGGCTATAAATGGGCGCTG